CTGAAAGAATTAGAAAAAAAGCTAGTGAGATATTAAATGATCCTGAGTGGGTTCAACTATCTTTTGATCCTAGAAGACAAACTAGTTTCTATGTTAGAAAAGGTGCAGATGGATTACCTGTTCATACACCTATTGCATCAGCAGATGAAGTAATACAAATAGGACCACTAGTATTGGCAAAAAATGCTGTAGCAAAAACAAAAAAAGATGGTACACCTTGGACTGATTTAAACAGAGGTGGTTCTATAAATAGACAAATGGTAGCATTAGGATTATAAGGAGATAACTATGGGTGGATTCCCAATGGAAATATTCACGCTTTTAGCATCAACCGTGTTGGGTGGTGTTATGAGTATATGGGGGCAGAACATTAAGTCCAAGCAAGAGGCTAACAAAATGTATATAGCTGCCCTAACAGAAGAAAGCAAGATCGTCGCTTCTGCAAGAGAACATGGTGTAAAAGATGTACACTTTGCATGGACCAGGAGAATCATAGCATTGTCTGCTGTATTCTCTATTATCGTGCTACCTAAGATAGTACCACTGATATATCCAGAACATCCTTGGATGGTTACTGTAGGTTATGCAGAGCTACAAGGTGGGTTTATGAATTGGATGTTTGGCCCAGATAAGGCTATGATGTGGAAATCATTTCAAGGCTTTGTAATTACCCCATTAGATACAAACTTAGTCGCTGCAATCACTGGCTTGTATTTCGGTGCAGGGTTCACCAAAAGATAAGGGGGAAAATTAATTCCCCCAAGTCTTTCTAAGTTACGTTTTTATTTAGCTTTAGTATAAGCCTAGAGTCCTCAATTGTTTTCAGATCTCCAAGCACTCCTAATCTATCTTGTACTATTTTAGGTAGTGATCCAAGAAATGCACAATTAGATGCAGTCTCCATAGTTCCGTAAGCATACTCATTGCCATAAGAATCTATGTAGTTACCTGTAACATTATCATATGGGCATGAACTGTCATGTATCCATTTCTTACTGTCTGCATAACTAAACCCTATAGCACTGATTAGCATTAATGCAGTTATAGATAAACCTATTAGTAACTTTACTTTAGAACTATTTTCATTAATCATTTCTTACTCCAATCTTCTACAATATAATCATACAACATATTTATCTCGTCCTCATTCTCTTCTATCAATTGGACTCGATCATTAGGCCAAGAATACTTTCTAGCATATTTCTTAGCATCTTTTAACAAAGCAAAACCATTACTGGTTTTATTGCCTTCTGGTTTTGTTACTACTACTTTGTAGTACATATCACATTCTCCCTACATTGTCAAGTGTATTCTAAATAAACTTGTCAGTAGCGTAGCTAGAGCAAATGCATTTATAACCATTAATGCTCTATCATTCCATAACATCCCTACAATTAACCAACCACCAATACCTATTGAATGGAAATACAAGTTCAATGGGAAGATGTTGTTGGCAGTTAGTACTGTAGAAACCATTAGTATTATACTCGATACCCACTTGATATACCAATCAACGGTATATAATGGGGTTTTGGTAATAATTTGTATTCCTTTGTGGTCTTTCCACATTTTTTACTCAATTCTTAAAAAAATGACCTCGTAGGATAAGGTAGAAGAGGGTGTAAGCAATGTCTCTGGTAGGTAGTGTCCAGATTTTACCTACATCCTCTCTAGCCTAGCTTAAAATGGCTCTCAGAGGATTTGCCCTAAATTACCACTTAATTTCATCTTTTTTCTTTATAATTTCACCTGTTGAGCCTGAATCTACCCAACATAGTAACTGAGAGTTCTCAGGACGTATAATTGCAGCAGTCCAGGTTCCAGATGTAGTATTGTTAAATATAAATGTTATGTGTCCTCTGGATGATATTCCACGAAATACGATTTGTTCTCCGTGTTTATCTTGAATATACGTTTTAGCCTCTTCCAGACTTTTGCACCCTGCTCTTTCTGGTGCTTGACTATACGATGTGGAAACATTGAACATAAGCAAACATAAACCAATTAAACCTCCTGTAAGTATTTTAGTCATCTTAACCTCCTTTAAGGTTAGTTATTAGAGATATCCAACTTTCAGGAAACAATGGTAATATAATATCATGCCATTGACTTGCTAAATCTTGTATCTCTTGTTGTGCAGTAGATTCACTGCGTAAATTATATGCCCTAGCCCAAGCATACAATGATCCTGTTACATAATACTCAGTGTATGTTGACTGAGGTAGAACCATTCTAGCTTGTTCAGGACAAACATCCATACCTAGTAAATGTATATAAGTCCACTTAGCTTTATTAATAGACTGAACATATGCATCTATCATAACGTTATATGGATTTATATCTATAGTTTCTTCTGATGAGCCTTGCTTCCTATCATCAGCTTTCTTTCTCCACTCTGTAGGTATAAAGAACTCAGGAAGATCATCTACATACCTTCTACTAACTTCATTATAACTAAATCCAACAGTATGTTTGAACCTTTGTCTAGCTACAAAGAGAGGTACTTTCTCTCGCATTGTTATCATGCAATGTGTGAAGGGTGTGAAGTGTTCATTTCTTGCAAGGAAGTCTAATAACTTCTGATCCTTTGCATTAAGAAACACACCCATCTCTGATACACTAAAAGAGGACTCCTTGTTGAAGCTGACCCTCGCTGCATTGACTACTGTTAGATCCGTTCCCATTGAGTCTACTAAGGTAGCTTTCATCTTTACGTTCCTCTATTAAAAATCCAGGATAATATTTTTTAACTGCTTTATTCCAACATTCTTCTACTGTAAGTCCATAAGTAAACTGTCTTAGTTTTTTAACAGTAACTGATCCTCCATCACCGTATATAGATTTGATTGCTTTAAAATTAAGGTAGTATATTTCTTTTGTATCTAGAATAACACAAGCTACTATCTCAAAAGAGTTTTCATTATAGTAATGATTGTGTCTTTTTCTAACTCTAAATGTTTCTCCTATGTTAGATACCATAGCCTTAACTTGTATTCTAATAGGACGTTCAGTGTGAGAAATACAAACAATATCTGTGTCGGCTGCGTCTATATGATAAGCAGATATGCCCATCTCAGATAAGTTTGCTAGTATTATAAATTCACCCTGCTTACCTACTAGAGTTTTCTCTGGTTCAGGCATCTATAGTACTCCTTATTGTAGCCTCGTTGCCATTCCCTTGCTCTATCAGAAGTAGGAGGAAACGGATTGTTTTTGTTCCTCCTAAATCCGTTCCTACCCTGTTCTAGAATATCCCTCATAGGAAAAGGGTATCTTCTTTTATACGCCACAAACCCCTCCTGAGTTGGTAATTTCACAGATATCATGTGTCTCAACGGCTTCTTCAAATTCTGTTCCTAACTTATCTACTGCCTCACTGTAAGGTACTACAGAGAGAGGCTGACCACCACGGCAACCATCTGGATACACTGTAAATCCACGTAATCTATGTGCATATGATGCTAGTGTATTAGCAAAATCACTTACAGTATCCTCATTATTAAACTTAGATCCCCAAGAAGGCAGATTGATGGTAGAACTAATAGACATATCTACGTAGTCTTGCACATCTGCTTGAAACTTAATTCTTCTTTCGTAATCGTCTGCTAAGTCTAGTGCAGATTCAATCTTATCAGGATCAGCATCGTACATATCAATTAACTCTTGTGCTGCAGAATCTACAACGTATTGATACTTCCACTTAGTACCACCTGTTAAATATCTACGCTTATAAGCTACAGCAAAGATAGGCTCTATTCCACTGGAGCTACCAGCGAGTATAGAAATACTACCAGTAGGAGCGATAGCGCGGTTCGCAACTGGTCTTGATATGGATAACTCGTCAGCAAATTCCTTAGAGATGTTATCACTGACACCTTTATAGATTGACAACCACTTGTGTAGTTCTGGGGTAACTTCATACTTCTCTCCTCGTTTAACTAACCATTCGTGCATACCCATAAGACCTAAACCTAGTCTTCTGTTTTTCTCTCTAACTTTATACACTTTAGCATAAGGTAGTTCTGCTCTTAGCGTACCACAGATTAAGAATTTAGTAGCAAGTTCAACGACTCTAGCAAGCTCTTGAAGTGAATCAATGCGTCCAAGATTGACACTACCCAGATTACAAACATCACTGTCATCAGCAGAAGTAACTTCTGTACAAGCATTTCTAAGAGTATCCTTTTCATTCTCCATGAAGTTAAAGCTAAATCCTGGTTCAGCAGAAGTTAATGCCTGTTCAACATTCTTCATAAACACTTCACCAACATCACCTGTCTTCCAATAGTTCATCAACCATTCAGTATCATAATTAACGCTGATGTTAGTCATGTCTAAAGGTGCGCGGAAGTTAAAGTCTTGTTCTTTAATATCTTTAAAGGTAAATCCTGTAGTACCAACATTCATATCACCCCAATTCTTAGCAGTTAAGAAGCTAGGGATATCATTATGCTTCCAGTTAAGTGATGCATACATGGCTGATCTACGTGATCCTCCCTGCATTACATTAGCACCTATAGAGTTGATCATCTGCATCTTAGGTATCGGGCCAGATGCTAATCCACCTGAACCACCTAATGATCTTCCTGACTCACGATAGATAGAATAATCAACTCCAATACCTCCACCAGTCATCAAACATGATTCTGCTTTCCAACTTAGATTTGCCCAATCTTCTCTTGTATCTTCTTCAGCAGATAATAGGAAACAGTTATTGTAAAATCTTCTATCTCTTCCTGCATAATAAATATATCTACCACCAGGAACAAACTTGAGATCTGTTATATACTTCTGTAGTTCTTTACGTTCTTCCTTACGCATCAAAGCTTCTTCACCTGCACGTAAGTTACCACATACATCTTCTACAAGTACCCTAGATAACTGCTCCCACGTATCGCAACCAGTGTGTGCGTACTTTAAGTTAAATATATCTTCAGAGAATTTGGATCTGAACATTGGATTCATGTTTGATTTAAATGTCATCGTTTACTACCACCTTTATATTATCTATGACTATACCTTCCAGAGCATCTGAAACAGCAGATGATATTAACTCTTTCATGTCTTCTTCTAATCCTGCCTTACCATCAACAGGAACCCAACAGGCATCACTATCTATCTGGGCATTTATATAAATAGATACTACCATATTATCTCACAATTGCCAATCTACTTCAGCTTCAACTTTAGCTAAAACATCTTGTTGTCTGGCAGTTTCTAATTTAGTTACAGCATCCATCGATCCTATCTCTCCTCCTAAACCTGCATAACCTGCTATATCAACCCAACTATCTTGATGAGTAGGGTTCTTAGCTAATCTTGCCATCTTAACCCATGCCATACACAGTGCTACATCTTCTCTGGTTACGTGTTTTTTTAATATGAGACTCCATCCTTGTGCTATATCATTGAAGTTAGTAAATGCATCTCCGTACTCCTTATCCCTATCTCCTGTAATAAGTTCACTTGCTTTTTTTAATATTATCTCTCTTGGAATCATTAATGTAACCTTTTTGAAAAGTTAGCGTATACGATGTTACCTTCTATTTTTTCTATCTTTTTAGCTGGTTTTATATTATACTCTTCTGCTAATCTTATAGATGCTTCTTCAACTACACTTTCTAATACTTCTCTAATTCTAATACCAATGTTTTCAATCATATCAGAACCATTAAAGTTACCATCGTATATCTGAAGTTCATTACGTTTCTTATCAAGTGTACAAAATACTCCATACGTATTGTCAGGTATAAGTATTTCGTGTGCTATTTCTTCGTCTTCTTCTTTGTCGGACATACTGTCAACTCCATAAAATCATCAGCATACATTAGTGCTAACGGACGTTTTCGATCACCTTTTAATATTGCTACAGGTTTTGTAGCTTTCATCATATTAGTCTCTGCTTGTTCTAAGGCAGCATATACAGCAAAGGATGATCTTGCTTTGCATTCAACTGTCCAAGGAAACAATCTACGTGCCAAAGGACTAAGACCTATATCAGGTCCATTAACTCCACCAGGAGTTGACGTAATATCATCATCCTCGACACCTTTAAGATGCTGTTGAAGGTAATTACGTACCCACTGTTGAAGCTTGCGTCCTTTAGCTTTAGCAGACGCTACACTTATTCTACTTGAAGACCGTGTAGTGGTGGTAGGCATTTGCTGACTTTGATTTAGGGTTGCGTTCATATTTTAGATCAGGCCAACAAGTATATCTAAAACTACAATAAGAACAAGTCATACTTAGTTTTCTATTACCTGTTGGTTTACGATAAAAGAACTCCTCTTCATCAGTAAATCCACGTACAAAGTTATCCTCTGTTGCTTCCTTATAACGATTAATAGTATCTTCTATCTTATTAGTATAGCTCTCTTCATCATCAGGATTAGCTTGAACTATTTTCATTTCACCTGATTCTTTACTAACAGCTATCCAACCACCTGCTTTTATTTCTGGAGTCTCTTCTCTCTCAGCCTTAGTATAACCAAACAACTGAGCGCAATATCCAAAGTCATCATTTTCTTTCAGTGCTTCATAAGAAGCAAACTTCTTTTCAAAAGCAAATCTTGATGCACTTTTTATATCCCATAGAGAATAACCATTACCATCTTTAATGATTAAATCAAGTTCTCCATTAATGTAATCTCCATCAGGAGTTTTGTAACCTACTCGTTTATTTAAATCTACTATTTCTACACCTGCTGCTAACAGGATAGCTACAGCAATTACTTCAGTCATATCTCCGTATAACATTTTAATACGAAAAGAGTTTGACTCAGGAGCTTTGGGCCAACCTAGTTTCTCTGCGTGTAACTGGCAGAATGGTTTGCCTACCTGAGACATAGAGGGAAGTTTAGCTCCCCCCTTTCTCTTAAAATTAAACTTACCTAACTTACTATTAAACATCTGACTAGCACGAAACACTATGTCATCTGGAATTTTAGGATCACCAGCAAGGTAAGTATCAATCTTTGTTTGAAGATCCATCTTATAGTGGGATCTCGTCATTGAGTAAGTCATCAAGATCAGTTTTAATTCCAGCAGGAACCATGTTCTCTCGCATCTTCTCTGCTACCTGATCATTCTCTACCTTAACAAGATCAATGAAGTTAGTAATGTACCCCCTAGTCTCATCAGTTAGGGGATGATGTTCTCCAAGTAAAGGGGTATACTTCAGGACAAAGTATTTGTTTGATCCTGTTTTCTTTAACTCATAACCAACCTTCATATCAAAGTTAAGAGGCATAGACTGTTGCCTAATCATGCTAGTCATAACTTTACTGATCTCCATAAAGTTAGATGGTCCTAGCTTCATACGAAAAGGAACATCCTTTATCTCTACCTTATCACCTGATGCAGCCGTAGGTTTATCCATACGTATTAGACCAAAGATATTTCTATATAACTTAGCCTTAGATGCTGTAGCGTATGCTACTGGATCAACTGCACGTAACTTCTCACGTTGCTTAGAAGGTATCCATCCACACTTATCACCACCATCCCAATCTAATGCAGTATCAGAGAACTGCTTGAAATGCTGAGACATATTAGAAAACTTCTGAATATCGGAATCAAATACAGAAGTCTGCATTGTGTCTAGAAATATTCTGAAGTAAGTATCTTTAGCAAATACTTCTCCAAGATCAGGATGAGATAGTCCTATAGATGGTGCAGGTATTCCCTCTACCATATCTCCATCTATATCTGTAGTGCTATCCTTATTAATCCTGGCCCTAGCTAGTATTGGCCCTGAGTTCATGGTAGAATACAAGGCCGATAGATCAGTAGAATTACCGTCTATATTCATTAATTGATTCATACGAATCCCCTTTCATTAAATGAATGATGCTTATAGCATACTTTTATTATTTTGTCAATTAAAATCTTGTTGATCCATCCAATTATTTCCACGAGACATCTCTACTTCTAAAGGTATGTAGTCAGGTAAACCAAAGCGTTTCTTTGCTTCCTCTTGTGCATCTAACAAACACTGTGGGCCTATCTCCTTAACTATATCTATCTCATCTGGATGAGTATCAATCAAGACGCTATCATGTACTGTATTGATTACTACACTTTGTAATCCTTTCTCTTTCAGTTTGTTAAATAATAATATCACACCTAATGGTACAATCTCTGCTGTAGCTACAGACTGAACAGGATAGTTTACTATCTGTGTTTTGAAGTTAGCATTACCTGATCTGTTTCTCTCACAGTCAGGGAAACTAAACTGTCTACCTGTAGCAGTTGTCACTACTTTGGTTGAGATGGCTTCGTTCTGGAGCTTGTCATGCCACTTAAAGATGCCTTGATACTTTCCAAAGAACTCTTTGAAGTAAATTTGTTGAGCAGGAGTTCCTTGAGTTCCACCATACAATGGACGGAAGGTGGAAGCTTTTGCTGCTCCTCTGTCAGTAACTTCTCCATTGTCAGAGAGGACTTTGGCAGTGTAGGCGTGAACGTCAAAACCAGATTCGACTTCGCGTTTAACTGTTTCATCAGTTGCGAGTATTCCTGCAATTCTAAACTCAAGTTGAGAGTAATCAATTTCGACAAGTGTACCTCCTTTAAATCTACTTACGAATGCCTTACGAACTGGAAACAATCTACCTTTAGGCATATTCTGTAGATTGGGATTAGAACTACTTAAACGACCAGTTGAAGTAATACACTGATTAAAATTAGAATGAAGTAAACCATCTGATTTCATACCCTTCTTTATACCTTCAATAAATGATGCACGATAAGTATCTATAGCTGATAGTCTGATCAGTGATTCAAGAAACTTTTTTACATCAGGATCTGTAGTAGTTCTAAGATGTTCTGTGAGTGTTATCTTATCAGTCTTAAACCCACCTGCTGATGCTAGTTCTAACTTAGGTCTGATCCGTAACCCTGCTACCTCATCTACTTCTAAATAAAGTACACCTAGTCCTTCACAGTACTCACACTTGGTAGGTTTCTTAAACTTCTCTCCGTTCTTCTTAACTTTATAATAGTGTCCTTTACCATAACAGCTGCCACACTTAATCGCTCTGGTTTTAAACGCAACACTGAAGCAGGATTTAAATGCTGATCTGAAACCCTCATCCTTCATGTAAGGTCTTCTCTTAGGCTTCCCCTTATCATCTACACCTATATCCATTACCTCTTTCCAGAGCTTCTTATCTGTAAGATTGCATGAATATACAACAGTAGATAACTGTTCAGGAGAAGATAAGTTTATATCCTTATCGCCCATAAGTTTCCTGGTTTCTGTCTGAAGATACCTAGTAAGTTCTTCTTGTTCTTTCTGGTAGTCTGCATCAACCTGATCAAGCACACTAAGATCAATAGCCATACCAGATCGTTCTATATCTGTCAGTACAGAGCAGAACTCACACATAAGATCTCTTATAGGTATCAGTGAGTAGTTGTGATCTTCTCTAAATAACTTTTCTTGCTTCTGGAATATATCAGCCGTAGCTAGTATGTCATCACGTAAGTAGGAGATCTGTAGATTTTTAGGAAGATCACTATAGTTCATACCTTTATCAAGCATATTCTTTAGTACATCCTGCTTCCTTACAGAATCATACTTATGAGATAATGCCTCAAGACTTAGTTTATTACGAACACCTTTACTCAATACATACTCATTAATCATGGTATCAATAATCTTTACATCACAATCAATACCAATCTCACGCAGCCACGCAACATCAAACTTAGCATTGTGAGCCACGACATACTTTGCATTACTTAATACACGTTTGAAAGTATTAAACTCAGTAAAATTATTATCTTCTACATTCAAAATAACTACTTCAGTATTACCATTAAGAAGATAACCATGAGGAGATCTTAATGTATAGCCTAATGCTACGAAAGTATTATCCTTGTTGTATGGTGAGGGATCTTTACGATCCCCTCCTAAATCTATTTCAAGATCTAATACGACTGCATAGTCAGTCATCGTTTTAATCCTGCTGCCTGTTTATCTAACACACGATCTATAACACTACGATCACGCCTAACTGCTTTTAATACTGATTTCTTTACGTTCCTTCTCTCACCTTTTGAAGTATAATTAGTTCCTGAATTTTTTCTTTTAGGCATTATATATATCCTTATATAGTATTATATTATATATTATTATATAGTATATAGGGGTTCTCTAAAGCTGATAACTCACCCATATATCATGAATTTTAAGGTATGTCAAGTAAAAAATGTACTATCAATCAACATATCTTGATATTTTTGGTTCGATACGTACTGTAGCGCGACCATGTGACCCTCCTAATTTGTTCTTTGACACGTGTAAATACCTCAAGAAGTTATCATCCTTACCTTCTGTATTCTCTTTACCAATCCCAATGATAACATCAGCTTCGGCTGCCTTACCTATCTTAGAGTTAGCCATCTGAGTAAACCTTAGTGATGTTCTACCATCAGCAGTAGCATCAGCCTGAGATACAGCAATCAATGCTAACTCATGTTTCTTAGCTATGGTTCTAGCCTTAATGTATATCTCACTTAACCTTAGATCATCTCTGGGAAAAGTACCACCTACTTGCATCTTATCTAACTGATCTATAATCACAATATCAAATGGCCCTGACCTTGCTATGATTGAGTTAAGCTTCTCCATTGATTCACACTTGTCACTGTTAATCATCTCAATGTTATCTTTTACTTTTGCCCATGAAGTTTTACCCATAACCCCGTCAGTCATAGCTTCATCTACTTCTAATGCAGAGTAAGCAGAACCTGCCCTTGTCATAGTTCTTTCAGCAGGTTCTTCATTACATACCATGAGTACCCTTGCACCTTGATCAGCAAAACCTCTAGGAGAAAATGCAGTACTTACAGCAAATGCAGACTTACCAGTTTCAACCAATGCAAACACAGTAGTTAAAGTTCCTGCACCTATTCCTGGACATAGCATATGCAGTTGAGAAAGATTCCAAGTCCACGGATAAGTTTGTTTGGTAGGATTAAACATATCATCCCATTCTTTTGATATAAAACCTATATCATCTTGAACTTCTATACCACCTTCATATTGATCTAGTAGTTCTTGAATAGGTTCTAAACTCTTGATAGATCCATCCATTAACTGCAACCCTAAGTTAGCTATAGTCTGTCCTAGATGTTCCCTGAATGCAGACTGAAGTATATCTGAACCTATGTCTGGCTTGATCTCACCCTTCATTCTTCTTGTAATATCAAGTATGGCTGCACGTTGCGAACCAGTAAGCATGGGGTTCTCTGCAAATATTAATGCTTCGACTTCAGCTACAGTTAAATCTCTTTCATACTTAGAGTGAGAGTTATTTACTACATCAAAGATCTTCTTACTTTCTTTTTCAAAATAATCTTTTGATATCATATGGTTATGATCGCGCCAGAAATTATGATTAAGAAATAACTCTAGCAACATATTAGCTACGCTATCCTCTGGTTTAGGTGATTCATTGAATGGTACAATATCTGCCATCATACTAATACTCCTTGTGGATATTCTTTGGGATCATACTTTAATACTTTCATAGTTGTTTCAGTAAACTGTTTTAATCTTTTAGTCAACGATAAAGCTTTCCTACTTGCATCTTTATCTAAACAGATAACGCAATTAGAATATCCTTTAGCTATGCCTATTGCTCTGTCTGATAGATCAGTACCAAGTAAAGCCATAGCAGTACCATAATGACTGATCGCACAAGCACTGGCTGCATCCTCTACAATGTATAAAGTCTCACCATATCCTGCAATAAATGGTTCGCCAGTGTTCTCATACTTATGCCACTTGGTTCCTCTACTCAACGCCCTACCAACTGCATCAACTGCTCTACCTGCTGATGCTATAGTAAATACTGCACGATCTT